CTGTTGAGACGCGACACGCTGAAATCATGGAGGCCATCTTTGGCCAAGGCGAGTTTTTCGACATCAAAGACGACATACGAGACGTAAACGGCAATCCGATAGACGTTGAACTGCTCAAAGCGCAGATGATGGAGGACTTCAAGGTCGATAAGATCAGGAAATCCATCGACCAGATCGAATTGATGGCCGAAATCTACGGCACTGGCATCGGCGAGATCATTGTCAAGACAGAAAAGGTCTTTGAGCCAGCCACTCAAGCGATTCCTGGTCAACCAAACCAAGCCGCCATCGGTGTGGTCGAGAAAAACCGCATTGCAGTCAAGATTGTCCCCGTTAACCCCAAGAATTTCTTGTTTGACCCCAACGGTACAAGCATCGATGACTGTATGGGCGTGGCAATTGAGAAGTATGTGGGCATCCACAAGGTCGTTGAGGGCATGGAGAGTGGTATCTACCGTAAGGTGGACATTGGAACCGCCTCCGAAGACACGGATTTGGAGCCAACCCAAGAGGTTACCCAGTACCAAGACGAGAAAGTCTTGTTGTTGACCTACTACGGGTTAGTACCTAGAGCCATGTTAGAGGGTGATGACGCTGATGTTGTTGACCTCTTCCCTGAAGACTCTTTGGCTGATGACTACTCCAACATGGTTGAGGCCATTGTGGTGATTGCCAACGATGGGGTTCTGCTCAAGGCAGAGGCCAATCCTTACATGATGAAAGACCGCCCGATCATCTCTTACCAAGATGACACTGTGCCCAACCGTTTGTTGGGTCGTGGGACGGTCGAAAAGTCTTACAACATGCAAAAGGCCATTGATGCACAAGTGCGTAGCCACTTGGACTCTCTGGCGCTGACCACATCTCCAATGATGGGCTTGGATGCTACCCGTCTGCCTCGGGGTGCTAAGTTTGAAGTCAAGCCTGGCAAGGCTTTCTTGGTCAACGGCAACCCTGCTGAGATTCTCTACCCGTTCAAGTTTGGCGAGACAAGTCTGAACAACCTGTCCACAGCCAAAGAGTTTGAGCGTATGTTGCTTCAGGCAACTGGCACGATGGACTCGCAGGGCATGGTCAGTCAGGGCAACCGAGACGGTGCTGGCATGAGCATGGCGGTGGCGACCATCATCAAGAAATACAAGCGTACCTTGGTGAACTTCCAAGAAGACTTCTTGATTCCGTTCATCCAGAAAGCGGCGTTTCGGTTCATGCAGTTTGACCCAGAGCGTTACCCTTCAGTGGATATGCGCTTCATTCCTACGGCTACCTTGGGCATCATTGCGCGGGAGTATGAGCAGCAGCAGTTCATTGGCCTATTGCAGACACTTGGCCCGAACACCCCTGTCTTGCCGTTGATCCTCAAGGGCATCTTGAACAACAGTTCTTTGACCAACCGCTTTGAGTTGATTGCGGCTTTGGATCAGATGAGCGCACCCAATCCTGAAGCAGAGCAGATCCAACAAGTTCAGCAGCAGTTGGCCTTGCAAGCTGCACAGGCCCAAATTGCGGTGGACACGACCAAGGCAGAGCAGAACCGTGCTGAAGCGCAGAAGTTGGCGCTTGAGACGCAGTTGATGCCTCAAGAAGTTCAGGCCAAGGTGCTGGCCTCTGCCACGAAGAACCTTCCTGCTGGTGGTGAGTCGGACGAGTTTGATAAGCGAGTGAAGATTGCTGAGTTGATGCTCAAAGAGGCTGACATCAAGAACAAGTCCAAGATTGTGGAACTTCAGATGGCTGACAAGCAAAACAGGGTGTCGGGCATGGAAGAAGACTTCCTCACCCAGCTAACTCAGGAGTTGAGCAATGGACGTTGAAAGCCTTGCCAAACAGCTAATCCTCAAGGGGATGACCGAGGAGCAGCAATCTGCTGTTCTTGAATCCATCAAAAGCACAATGCTGCAAGCAAGGGCCGTGCAGAAACAGCGTGTTGGCGAGAACGTACAAGTTGTTGTCCAAGCCCTGAAGAAGCTGGAAGCCGACATCAAAGCCCGATACGATGAAACGGGCAAGGCCATTGAGAAGCGAGTTGCCTCAATCAAGGATGGCAAAGACGGGCAAAACGGCATCAACGGTAAAGATGGCAGGGATGGTCGCCCAGGCCGTGATGGTTCAGCAGGTCAAAAGGGTAACGATGGTCTGCCGGGTCGCAACGGTATTGATGGAGTGGACGGTGTATCGGTCACCAACGCCTTCATTGACTTTGATGGCAGTCTGATCATCAACTTGTCCAACGGTCAAGACTTGAACGTGGGCGAGGTAGTGGCGCCAGACTTGGCTGAGAAGATCAAAGTGATCACCAATGGTGGTGGTACTAGCCAACAGGTCTTGGATACCCTGATAAGCCTCCAAACCCAGATCAATAACCTGATTCCTAGTCAGACTGGCAATGCTGGTAAGTTTCTGACAACCAACGGCTCCGTGTTGTCTTGGGATAATGTCGCAGGTGGATTGGATTACCAAGGCACTTGGAACGCCAGCACGAACACTCCAGCATTGGCCTCTGGTGTCGGCGTCAATGGGTACTACTACATCACAGCCACGGCTGGATCCACCAATCTGGACGGCATCACTGATTGGCAGATTGGGGATTGGTTGCTGTTTAACGGCACGGTTTGGCAGAAGATTGACCAATCCAACTTGGTGACCTCGGTCAATGGTCAAACAGGCGCTGTGAGCCTGACAACGACCAATATTAACGAAGGCACAAACCTTTACTACACAGACGCTCGGGCACGTGCCGCGATTAGCGCAGGTACGGGCATCAGCTACGACTCAGCCACAGGTGTGGTGACTAACGCTGCCCCAGACCAGACGGTGAGCCTGACGGGTGCGGGTACAACCTCAATCTCTGGTACTTACCCTAACTTCACGATTACCTCGGCTGACTCAACTGTTGGCACAGTGACATCAGTGGGTGGTACAGGGACTGTTTCTGGTATCTCCCTGTCGGGTACGGTGACCAGCAGCGGCAACCTGACCTTGGGCGGCACATTAGACCTGTCCAGCCCACCAACCATTGGTAACACATCCCCAAACACAGGCAGGTTCACCACACTGACGGTGGACGACAACGCCACATTTGGAACGAGTAACACCGACACGGTGACGTTTACTGGCCGTATAAATTCCGACTTTGAACCTGCAACCGACAACGCTTACGACTTGGGTCGGGTCGGGCATGAGTGGCGAGACTTGTTTATTGATGGCACTGCCAACATTGACAGTTTGGTTGCTGATACTGCGGACATCAACGGCGGGACGATTGATGGCACGACCATTGGTGGGGCATCTGCTGCGGCGGCTACGGTCACCACATTGACTGCAACGGCTGACTCGGCGTTTACCTCCACGGGTGCATTGACCATCAGCAAAGGCACGGTTGCCCAGCGTCCTGGCGCTCCAGCAGCAGGTATGCTTCGATTCAATGATGACTCGGACGAATTCGAGGGGTATAACGGCACGGTTTGGGCCTCTGTGGGTGGTGCGGCGCTGGTTAATGACACCTCAACTTCGACCAACGTGTTTCCCTTGTTTGCAAATGCAACAACGGGCACAGCCTCAACGCTAAACACCAGTGACGCCAAATTATTGTACAAGCCAAGTACGGGTGAGTTGCAATCAACAGTTTTGGTAGCGAGTAACGGCATTGTGGTCAACAGCGCCACGATTGCTGAAAACTATACGATTGCCGCGACCAACAATGCGATGTCGGCTGGCCCAATAACAATCAACTCAGGCGTGACAGTTACCATCAGTTCTGGTGCTCGGTACGTTGTAATCTAAGGAAAAGAACATGGCGATTGTTTTAGACGGGTCAACAGGGGTCACGATGCCAGCGGGTGGCTTGGCCAACACGGCAGGCGCTGCTGTGGGTACAACCGACTCGCAGACCCTGACCAACAAGACCATCCAAGGCGGTGCATTGACCCTTGCCACGGCTGTTGCATCCACCAGCGGAACTTCGATTGACTTTACTGGCATCCCATCGTGGGTGAAGCGAGTTACCGTAATGTTCAGCGGGGTTAGCACCAGCGGGACAAGCGCCTTTTTATTCCAACTTGGCGACGCTGGCGGTATTGAGACAACGGGGTACGAAAGTCTCGGGGTTCTTTTGCAAACTGCTACGCCATCCTCGGCAGGGTCTACAAGCGGGATTGTCACAACAACCTCTCTTGCCGCTGCCTCGGCATATCAGGGCGCTGCAACATTTTCGCTGCTTACTGGGAATACGTGGGTTTGTACTGGTCAGATTGTGAGAGCGTCTACACAGCTTTTAACTTTTGCTGGAAACAAAACACTCTCCGACACTTTGACTCAAGTTCGCATCACCACAGTCAACGGCACTGACACCTTCGACGCTGGCACCATCAACATCATGTACGAGGGCTGAACATGAGCAAAGTAGCCATTGAAGGCAACGCAAGCGGCACAGGTACGCTGACCCTCGCCGCGCCCAACACGAACAGTGACCGGACGCTGTCGCTGCCAGATAGCAGTGGGCAAGTCGCGGTTTACGGCTCCAACGTCCAGACCTTTGACGCCTCTGGTACATGGACAAAACCTGCCACTGGCTCAATGGCTCGCATTCAGGTGTGGGGTGGCGGCGGGGGTGGCAACAGACAAGCAACTACCACCACATCTGTGGGTGGCGGTGGCGGAGGCTACAGCGAGACAACCGTTGCACTGTCGTCTTTGGCAAGCACAGAAACTGTAACGGTGGGGGCTGGCGGCGTAGGACGCACCGCAACTGCGGGTTCTGGCACAGATGGTGGCACATCCACATTTGGCACTTTGATCGGTGCTTCTGGCGGGATTGCCACTGGAACATGCAACGGCGGCCTAACGCTTACCTCCGGGTTATCAACCCCAATCGGAATGGCAAACGTCGGTCAGGATGACGGCACCATCAATTTCTGGCAGGGCGGTGCAGGCTTTCACAGTAGCGAGACAACGCGGGCACGCATTTCGTCCACGTTTGGCGGTGGCGGCGGTGGTGGCGTAGTTTCTTCCACAACCAGTCTCGGCGGGTCAAGCACTTTTGGCGGCTTCGGTGCCAACGGCTCTCGCACAACACCCAACAACGGTTTGGCTCCCGGTGGCGGCGGTGGCGGTAGCAACAACAGCGTGAACGGTGGCGACGGCGCTGCTGGTCGTATTGTCGTAACGGTCTGGTGAGGTCAAGATGATATTTGCACAAATTAAAGACGGCGTGATCGTGAACGTAACAGTGTGGGATCAAGACCCGCAGATGGCGGACTTCGTGAACATCACAGGGCTTGCCAACGTGGGCATTGGCTGGTCGTATGTGGACGGGCAGTTTGTTGAGCCTATTCCCACACCAGAACCTATTGAGGAGCAAGAATAATGGCAAACGGAACACTGGCCGCCAGTCAAATAGAGATGTTGTCGCAAAGCGGCACGGGCATTACCACCATCACTCCACCAGCGACCAACACCAATCGAACCATTACACTGCCTGATGCAGCGGGCGAAGTGGTGTTGAACTCGGCCACGCAGACCCTTACCAACAAGACCATCCAAGGTGGTGCGCTGACCCTTGCCACGGCTGTCACAGCCTCTGGTACTTCGGTGGATTTCACCAGCATCCCATCGTGGGTGAAGCGCATCACGGTGATGTTCAGTGGAGTGAGTACCAGCGGGACAAGTAACCCACTAATCCAACTTGGCGACAGCGGAGGTATTGAAAATACTAGCTATGCGTCACAATCCGTTGTTATGGTAAATGCAACCACATCAGTTGGCGCTATCCATACTACTGGTTTTGGTGTTCTTTCTGGGCAAGCAGCAAACATTGTTACCGGAATATTTCAAATTTGTTCAGTTAGTGGTAATACTTGGGTTTTTGGTGGGTGGCACACTCAAGGCAGTGGTACTGCTACCACTGGGAGTTCTGCTGGCAATAAAACCTTGTCTGACACGCTAACTCAAGTCCGCATCACCACAGTCAACGGCACAGACACCTTTGACGCTGGCACCATCAACATCATGTACGAGGGCTAAACCATGCACAGAACAGTCGTAAACGTCCAAACTGGTGAGGTCACTCAAGTCGAGTTGACCACAGAAGAAGTCGCCGCTGCCGAAGCACAGTACGCAGCATGGCTGGCAGAGCAGCCTGACCCTGTTCAACCAGAACCCAATGCGGGATAATCAAACCGAAAACATCGCCCAATCTTGATAAAAG